AAGGTGGTGATCTCAGTTCCACGACCACCCTCTCTACGAGGTAACCAAAAATCTTCTAGCATACTCATGTGCTTTTTGTCGTCACGCATTTCTCCAGTATTGGAGTCGTAAACTAACTTGTTACGATAACGTGCCATAACATCACGTAGATACTGTTCCGCTTTTACTTTTGGAAGGTTACCTACATCAATGTAAAATATTCTACGTTCAGGTGCACGTGACAATCTGTATATAACAAGAGAGTCTTCAATCATACGAAGTTGATTGAGTGACTTGATTGCCTTGTGTAGGAAACCAAGAGTCATTCTCTTGTTTAAATCTTGTAATCCAGATGGTGCAAATGTAATACTATCTACTGCCATCTTGACACCCTGTGATAATGACATATCACCTACAGGTCCAAGAACTCCACCTTTGTAAAAACCTTTTGGGTTATAAAGATAATAATCTACAAACGTACCGTACTCATGCTCAAGTGCTGTTCCTTTAACTGCTTGACGAGAAAGAGAATCTTTTGCAGTATTGTCAATTTTTTGTCTGACCTTCTTGATCTTCATAGGATCAATGTAACGAAGCTCAGTAATACCTTTCTTTGGATTATCTAAATCTATAACTTTATGATAAAAAAGTCGTCCGTCAATATACCATGAACGAACGATCTCATGTGCTCTATTATCAAAATTCATTAAACGTTTGAGATACTCAAACTCAGCACGAACTTTGTTCTTAATACCTGCACCAGATTGTAAATTATCTAAATTTATTTCTACTGGTGTATCATGAGCATCACTAACAATAAATTCATTAACAACTTCATCTACTGCACTATCCACTTCTGGATGTAATGCCATATCACGATAACGACGGATCATTTCAAACTCATTACGAGCTTGATTATCCGTGTCTACATATGTCCCATAGTAACCACCTGCTGCTACGGCAATTGCCTCATCAGCATTAGGAGGCACGGGGGATTGACCCTTCCGTGCCTCTTTGCGATTAATCTGGAAGCCAAATAACTGACTCATGATTACTTATTTACTACTTCTTCTGATCTATTTATTAGACTACCTGAAGTCCAGAAACGCCATCTCTATTACCTGCTTCTGCTGTGAAGTAAGAATATTGCCACTCAACAGTGAATTCTTCAATCTGATCATTGCTGTCATAAGCAAGATCAATTTGAGAAACGTTAGTTGGGAAACAATACCTGAGACTATACGCTCTTAGGATTGCACCTTCTTCTGAAGAATCCTTCTCAAGTTGCTTAACTCCAAGGTCAGCCATGTAACCATCGCTATTGTTAGGAGTAAAGAGTGGAGAAGTATTACCTTCATGTGTGTTGATGCTATTTGCCCACTGCTCAAAGAATGAACGTAGCTTGAAGTCTTTATCATTAAAGAATGTAGCAGTCCAAGTATCAAAGGTGCGATCACCTGCAATCTTAACTGTACGTCCTCTAAAAGGAACTTCTATAACACCTAGATTAGATCCAGGAAGTGCAGCAGACTTACAAAGAATATTTGTAAGTTGCTGGTCTTCTGTTTGTAATGCAATTGATTGTGGGAAATTGATATCAATCAAGAACATATTGGGCTTAACGCCCTGTCCAATTTTCTGTAGAAATTGACTTACATTTGACGATGCCATTTGTTTACCTCGTTAGTTTTAATTCGTTAATTTTATCTACCAACCACTTCAGCGAACGATACGCCCGTTCTTGTAGCAGTAACTGTGACTGTCACGTAGTTGATTGAGCGAGTTGGCTTGAGGTAGAGTTCAGCAACAAATTCATTTCTGTCAATGACTTCAGGTGTATTGTTACTATCATCACAAACAACTAGGAAGTCTGTAACACCTCTACGTGCTTGAACCTCAGAAAGGTAAGAAGACATAGAAGCATTAAATCCTCCACGAGTTGTACTATCATTTTGCTCAAAGAGGATACCCTCAGCAAGAGCACGTGCTCTCTTCTCAATGTTAAGGAAGAGACGGCGAACATTGATTCTATCAAATGCTCCAGGTGAAGCAAGTGCAGTTTTATCACCGAATAGAATTGGTCCAGCACCAGGGAATGAAACAACAGGGTTAATGCTGCTGCTATAAAGATCATCTCTTTGTGACTTATTAGGATTGAATGCTAGTTTTACAACGTTTTGTAATCCACCACGATTCGTACCTGCAGGAGAGAACCAATCATCAAGGGTTGCAGAAGTAGATACACAAAGACCAGCGATATCTCCATTACATCCAATGTAACGATACTTATCGTTGAATCTATCGTATGTGTACTTAACTCCACTATCCTTAACAACATAAGAACTGGATGCAATTGTATCCATGAACTCAGTTGTATTTGCTAACTGTTGTGCAGGTGTTAATGCAACGTTACCAGAACTTGCAATCTGATCTCCAGTCCAAGGAGAAACAAATGCTACACAATCTTTTCTGCTGTTAGCAACACCAGCAACAGAAGCAGCTTTTGCACGAGTATCAGTTTCGTTAGCAGCATCTCCACCTTGTAATACAAAATCAACAGTTGTTTCTTCTGTATCTAAGAATAGATCATATGCAGAACCAATTTCACCAGCAGTGTATGCAAAGTCATCTGTACCACCACTAAGTCCACCACCAGCAGTCTTAAGAATTCCTGCTAGAACTAATGGAGCACCAGAAGTAGCACCATAAGATGCTGCTGCAGCACCAGGATCTTCACCCTGAGTTGTGAATTCAGCAGAAGTTAATGCAGATGCATAGATGTATTGTGAGAACTGATTAACTGAATCCTTCCAATAAGATGAGTTACCTTCTGGTGTCTTACCATCAGATAGTTTAGAAAGATATGTTAAACGCTCAACAATTGTGTTTGTTGAAGTGTCAATTACAGCAACGTGAACTTCGTCTTTAGAAAGAAAACGCTCTGAAGCAAATGCTGATGTTCCTGGTCTAGGAGCGATTGATTTATAAGTTAAACCTGTTGATCCGATTGCAGTTGCATTCCAGTTTGAATTTGTAAATGCAGTTGCTGTATCTCCAGCAGCTGGATTAGGAGCTGCAGTTCCTTGAATAACTCTGAATGTTCCAGCGTCAACAACTTCTACAACTTCATGAGTAACACTGTCATCATCTGAATAGTTATTACCAACAGATAATCCATGACCACTCTTAGCAATTGTCCAGTCTGCTCCACTATCTACAATTACAACATGAAGATTATTTCCATCTGCACCTGCATCTCTTGCAGCAAATTTTTCTGAACTTCCAGCACCTGCATCATAGTCTTCTTTAGATGCTATGAGAACTGCTGATCCATCTAGAGTTGCATTAAGCACTCCAGTTGCTGCACGAACAACTGCTAGTTGTCCACCATAACGTAGAAATTCAGAAGCAACCAACCAATCACCAGCGTTAGCCTCAGATGGTGCACCGAATGTATCAATTAGTTCTCTCTCAGAACCTATGTTAACTATTTTGCCTACTGGTCCTTTGCGAAATGATGAAGCAATAGCACCTCTCAGTGCAGAAGCTCCAACCACAACAGCATTGGATAAATCACGTTCTTTAATAACAACACCAGGCGAGACTTGACTTGCCATGTTTTTACCTCTTGGATATTCCAAAAATTTTATCTTTAATTATTTAGAATATCCCATTGCTCCAGAGGGGAAACAATGCACGAACTCTTTACCAGTCTGGATAACCCCAATCAGAAAATGGATTCTTCTTTTTTCTTGCTTTTATAATTCTTGTTATAGTACAGTCCTTACATTCATATGAATAGGCAGATGGAAGACCTCTCTTTTGTCTTCTCGTCATATAAAAATCTTCTATTAAATTTTTAACTTTACTACAGGATCTACAAGTTCTTTCTTTGAAAAGAAGATGTTCCAGAGAAAACTGATCCCCAATATCCATCAGAAGGGTAACATGTACGTAACTTCATCTTGCTTATCTCCGTATGCCCACAACTCTCCGTCTGCGTCCACGAAGGTATCATCACCCATGCCATCGTCAATAAAGCCAAAGGGAGCCATATCCTGTTCAATTTGGTTTCGTTGTTCTTCATAAATTCTTCTCCTAACATCTTGATCAGTCATTTCTCTGAAGTATTCCTGCATGACTAACCATGCAAACAATACCATACACATAACAAGGTCATCATGATATCCCTCGTCTGCTTCCCACGCTTGTTTCTTTTGTACAAAGGTAGTCAGTTCTTGGAAGATTTGAAAGTCATTGAATAATAATTTATCTTCTTCAATGATAGCTTTAAGATTAGAGCAACCGATCTTCTTAACAGTCACACTCATCTTAACACCTAACTGTGTCTTGTTACCTGAGAACCCTTGTCCAACTACTTGTCCAGCACGTCCTCTCATAGCACACATGAGTACGTTAGGATATTCTAGATCATAGTTTAATGTTGCTGCTATGCTATCTCCTATATCATTAACCTCTACTAAAACATAAGGATTATGATATTCCTTACATACTTGGAATATTACCGAGGGAAACAGCACAGGCTTAATCTCATTATTTCTGTACTTCGCAACGATTTGATACGGCACACTGGTGATATCAAACACGATGAAAGCACTGTAGTCGCCACCGATACCTCTGGCAACGTCCACAGTAATAATATATTCGTGATCCTTTTCTGCTCTCTTATAAATGTCAAGTCCTGCATTGCTAGCTATGGGGTCATGGAATGGAATTGTTTGTAGTTTGGATGGTGATATTAATGTATCAGCAGATCCTAAGAAGTCACATTCAAACTCCTGTGCAAACTGTCTCTTGGATGTGTTCTTTAATGTCTCCTCTTTCCATTTAGCATCTCTACCTGGAACTTGTGACCAATGTACTTCGTTTGTAATATAGTTATTTTTACCACGTCTAGCATCTTCCCACGTCTTATAGAAGTGGTTCATACCATTGGGTGTAGATATGATTATAACTTTAGTTGACTTACCAGAAGTAATAGTAGGATATACAGAAGCAAAGAACTGTTCTGCTACGTG